CTGTCACGGATATGCAGTCATGTCAGCCTTTGGCCTATAATATCCCAGGGCGAAAGTCTGACAATGGATAATCAGAAACGTGTGAGCATATCTCGTGTCTTGTTGACATGGCCACAATGTGATGGAACGAAGGAGGATCTACTGGAATTCTTGAAGTCGACCAGGTGTTATGCTTGTTCGATTGTGTGCAAGGAAAATCATCATGAGACTGAGGGGACACACTTTCATGCAGTTCTCAAAACGGAAAGAGCAATTCAATGTCGTTTCAAGGCAGCGATGGAAATGTTCACTTGGAATGGACATAAAGCGGATATCGAATTTCTCAAAACAAAGAGGGATGTCAAGAGGGCGATCGGATATGTCATGAAGGATGGAGACTACATCAATGACGGGATCAACGTCGAAGCTCATTTGAAGGATCGTCATGAGAAAAAATGGACATGTCAAAAGATCTTGGAGACAGACATGAAGGAACTCGTCAAGGAAGATGTGGTGCATCCAAACAATTTCAGGAACATTCTTCAAGCACAGCAAATCTGGAAGTTGATGCAGAAACCGGATGACTGTGAGGATGTCAGAGGAATTTGGATGTGGGGTCCTGCTGGTTGTGGAAAGTCAACATATGCACGTCAGTTTGGGATCGACAATGGTGGATACTATGAAAAAGCTCAAAACAAATGGTGGGATGGATATGATGGTGAACCTGTTGTCATCTTGAATGATCTGGATACACACACTCTCAATCACTATCTCAAAATATGGGCTGATAAGTTCGCTTGCAAGGGGGAAGTCAAAGGGTCAACAGTCTGGCTCAAACATAAATACTTTATCGTCACTTCGAACTATTCGATCGAGGACATTGTCAGAATGGGTTGTCGTCCTGATACATATGATCTGGCTCTTGAAGGGGCATTGAAGCGTCGTTTCAAGGTCATGGAGATGACTGATGATATGGAGTGGTTCGGTGTTCCAAAGAAGAAGTGTCCAGAACAAGAGTGTGGATTGGGTGATTTGGGTCTTGCTATGTTTGGGTCTGGTTACGAGTAAATCCTTTAGCGTCATGCCCTTGTCTGTTCCGATACACTATCGCTTTCAGAGGCCGGATCGTATACTTCTTTAGCCTTCCTTCACCTGACTCCGTCGTCTCAGGGTCTAAAGACCAACCTCCTCCGCTTGCCGTTTCTCTATCACAACGACTGGCGGTTCCAGACGCGAAATTATCAACTCTGGTGGGCTAGCTACGGGCTTTGCGAAACAAGTTCTTTGCGCCTCTCCACACGCTCCACTTCCCTCTTACCTCCTTTGTCGGCGCTACTTCTCATCCACTTCAGATCGGCTCCTAAATTCTTTCGGTGCATAGCCCTGCGAATTTTTCCGATCATCGTTCTCTTCGATCCCGGGAAGAGAAGGTGAGGGGCTACACGCACGTGACTACTACTTACGCCCTTTGGTTGTTGCAGACTACACTACTTACGCGGCCACCCTGCAGCCTTGTGTTTTGTTGGAATTAGAACTTCTTGTTTAGTCGGAAAAAGTTGGATTGCTCATCTTTGAGATCCTTGGAGTGAACATATCGATGGATACGAACCTCAAGGGGGACAATAGTATCCGGTCTGAGGTCTAACTTATTCTCCTGAACATGGTGGAAATCATAATCAAGAGAAAAAGCGAATTGGCGTTGGATATGTGGGAGATATCCTGCAATACCACTGAAGAAATATGCAGCTCGGTTAAGTGAAGTTCCGTCCGCATTGGTGAGAGTTATATTGTTTCTGAGATCGCCGGAAAGATGGTATCGGTACCATATAAATCTTCCTTCATAATTATGAAATAGTCTTCCCAAATCGTCGATAACCCAAGAGTCGGATATTCTGTAGAGAGCTGGGACTCGGGGCATGCTGGGAACGAGTTGTCGAGACAAAAATTCAAGTTCTGCTGAGTAGGACTTAAAATTTCCAATGAGGGAATAGGGGAGGATGGTGGAATCTTCGAAGACGGTGGCACTAGAGACTGTATGGGGACGTCCTCGAACAATGGTGGCTCCTGTGGAAGTGGTAACAAGTCGTTGTGGTGCGTATTCAGAATAACTTGTGTCGAAATGACTCCGGGGAACATTGTATTTGACGTGGAATCGTCTGGAGATTTGATACGTGGGGAGGAAGGGGACCTTTCTGACATCTCGTGTGAAGGTTCTTCGTGGAGTGGGAATCGAAGACATCAACTGGAAAAAATAAACGATGAAAATAAATGACTTCGAGTGCTATTTAAAATCTATAATTGAAAATGTCGTGGAATAAATACACGAAACCACTATTTCTAACGTGTGAAGACATAACTTCGGGACCTAGAGTGTGGATTCCGCCGAGAGGGATGGCATATAGTAGGGTGATACTGATGTCAAATGGGACGGATAGACCTTACCCTTGGTATGACAACAAATTATATGAAATAAAGGATGAGGGAGAACACGTGTTATTGGAAAGAGTGGACGAAGGACGACCAATAATGCTATACAGGCCAAGAGTGATAATAGACACATCAAAACACTATCAAACGATGGAAAAAACAAACAAAACAGTATACCCCCTGGTAGAAGAATACAACCTACTGGGGACGGTGCCTAAAACGAATGTGACGATAACGAACGACATAAAAGACGAAAAATGGCCGGATGAAGACCCTGATAATCCAGATGAAATAAACAGGGACTTTCCGCCATATGGATATTCAAAAGTGACGACGGAAATAAAATGGAATGGGGAAGACTTTCCAATACACTGGTTAGAACAAAAAGAATACAATCTGGAAAAAGAGACGGATGAAAACGGAATAACAATTGACGAGTGGTGGAGGGAGACTGCAATAGAGGGTGCGGACAATATATACTACTGTGGACTAAAAATGAACGTGGTAATAAGAATAAGTGTGTCGGCAATAAACAGGGAAAGTTTAGACACATTCAAATTCAGCTTGGCGGGAGGAGAAATTCTACAACCTGGAGAATCGGGAATATTCATACAAAGGACGTTAGATGTGGACTCGAGTCCGGTAGAATATCAAATAACGCTGGTATACAACAACACAAACGAAATAAAAACTGTATTCAAACCAGTGTCACAAACGAGACATGCATTGTTGGATTTCAGCGATGGATACAAAATAAAAATAAAAGCTGGGCACGACAAGGATATGATAGAAATTCAAGGGGACGTAACGACTCTGAATATAGGGTCTGGACTCCCTGAAATCACGTGCTCGCTAAGTGCAAAAATGTTCTCGATGATATTTGGCAATAACTGGAAACCGGATGATGAGTAAACGACTAATTTACTAATATAGAAATTGGAAGTGGGATTTTGAGAAATAGACGTTTTCTGCGCGTTCATTTTTTGTGATATCTTCCTCGTAAAAAGCAATGACTTCTTCGAAATGATCTGAGAAGATGGCGAATCGATCTAAAAAACCAACACCGACACTGGGCATGGCCTTGATATAATAATAAGATCCGGGGGGAATGGAGACTGCAGGTTGTGAATTTGGATTGGCAAAGAAGGAAAAATGAAATTCGTTCTTGAGAGACTGAACGCAGAAAAGATAAGTGTGTGGTTCAATGTCAAGAGAAAGAGCTGTGTCTGTATGAGCAAATTCGAAAAAATAAACCGTCGATCTATCTGAAAACTGAATATAAGAAAGTATAGTAGGTGATCTGCAAAAAGTGTTAGGTTAATAAATTTACTTACGATCCTGTTTGAATCTCGGGTTTCCTCATGCCTCTGAATGTGACGGTGTACTCCAATTCAACACTGAAAACGAATGTTTGTGCAGATGTGACTTCGGTGCCATTAGTAGAAATTCCAAAGAGTGTGACTGGCTTAAATGGCATTGTGCTATCGGAAATAACATAGGCCGGATTGGCGGTGGTTGAAGAAGTTGAAAGGGAATTAGTTGGAATATACTGTCCCTTCTCCATGATAGTGCTGGGATAAATTGTCTGCCACATTGTGAAAGCATTGCCGACTGACCACTGTCGAGATTGTGCGCTAGAATATGTGGAAACGCCTTGGACTCCAGTGGCGAGGGAAATTCCGTCAGAATTAAGTTGTGCACTATCAAGCCCGTTACGATCGAAAGCAAGCACGACGGTTGGAGAGACGAGGTCGGTTGAAGCTCCAGCATTTGTCCCTGTGACTTTAACACGAATCTTGTCAATCTTAATTTGATCATACATACTGGAATAATTGGGAAAATAGGTGGATTGCCGAAGACTGTCCCAGTGAGCGATAAAGGCGGTGCCGGATGTTTGGGAAGCAGCGACAGGAACGGAAACGTTAGTGAGGCGTGATATTGTCACTGTGCACGCGTCTCTTTGTTGACGGGCTGCTCTGGCATTTCCCCATGCTCTACGACGGGATCCGGAGTTCCATCGTCTAGTTCCTCTAGCTGCTCTTCTATATGACGCATATCGAGTTCTGAAGTACGACGATGCATATGCCATCCTCTAAAACAACAGTTGCAGGAGTTCTTGAGTGGGAATTCCACGTCAAATCTATGTCCTGACATCTGGAAAGAAAAAAGAGGTTGATATGGATGAAAATAATTGACGCGGAGGAATTTGGTTGACTTTTGGAAATAATTGTTCCGTGCACTCGTTTTGTTGGAAATAAGTGA